AAAACGACCGTCATCCAACGTACTCTCGTGATATCGCTTCACGAAGGTTGTAAACCACCAGCCATCAATCTGGAAACCAGATCTAGGCGGGCACGCTTCCTCAAAGGAAACGTGGTAGTGGCCGTCACCGTAGCCTCGTGGGCCTTGGTGACACGGATGAATGCGTCTCCACTTCCAGAGGAGTTTGGCCCATTTGGGGTCGGCTCGCGCCGGCTCCTCCAGGGCCCACCTTCTAACCTGGTTGTGAAGCTTGATCACATCCTCGCGACATCTGGGAAGACGTCGAAGGTAGACGGGGGTACAGAGAAAACCGCTGATAGCGTCCAGTCCGCAACTCTCCCGAAACGGGCTATCCTTAAACGACTTCAAGAGGTTAACCTCAAAGCCGAGGAACTGAAGAAGGCTAACAGCCTTCTCAAAGTTGTCAGAGGGAAGGACGATATCATCACCATACACGCTCACGCCGCTGCTCACTGCGCTACAAATGCAGTAAAACAGCAAGGACTCCAACTCGAAAGTGTAGCCGTTCCCCATCGAGGAGAACTTCTCATTCTTCCGAGTTGATCCGTCCGGCCACAGCGTATACTTACTCCGGAGGTCATCCAAAAGTATCGCCCAATCAATGGGCAACAGCTCCCAAATTAACTCCAGGGCGACCGTGTCGCTTGCGGATCGCAAGTCGATTGTGCTCAGATGGCCAGTTTTGCTGCCCAACTTCGCACGTCGCTGGTTGATCGACTGGTCACTCAGATCCACCCCGTGGTAACGGAGCCGGTCCCGAATGAACCTTCCAACGCTCAGTTGGAGCCGGATATTCATATGCGGTTCATAGCATATGACCCGGTCAGTCTTCGCGGATTTAGGGACAGTCAGCATTACGTTCCCCGGCACTGTATGCAACCCACTTGGGAGTAGGCTACAAGGTCCATCGGCATCAAGAACCGATGCACCCCAGTGCGGTGAGTCTCGCAAAAGACGCGAAGCGTACTTACGAGCACTAACTGTAACGTCAGGTCTACTCCCGTACTTATACACAGGAGAAAGAAAGCGCCCACTCGAAGATGTGGAGCGCCCTACCGACCAACTAACATCTGGAGTAGAACCCAGACGCAGTCCGGTCACTTCGTAATGAGGGTCGAAACCCTCATCCTCAGTAACACAGATTTCAGTCGGAACGGGCCCCAAGATATCAGCGATTTTCCTTTGGATCTGAAAAATCTCAGACCCAAACGGGTTCCTCACGGTTCCCGATCGCATCTCCCTAAGACGCCTATTGGTAAGACGGCACGCTTCCTCGGCTTCTTCAGCCGTTGCAATAGCCACTGCCTTCAGATCAATGCCGGTATTTAAACCGACACATTTCGAAAGGAACTTCGTCGCAGCATAGGCTGCTCGGAAATCGACTACATTTCTGTAATCCTCAACTCTGCAAGTCAACGTGACCAGCTGGTTATGGTCAGGCTTAGACTGAAAGAGCAACCAGACCGCTAGAGCCCTTGGAGAATCCAAGTTCTCTAGGAAATCGCGCACCAAAAGTGTGCGATGAACCGCGGTGATGGGTTCGAGAATTGGCGGGAGAGCGCGAGCCCCTTTACGGGGACCCGAAACTCTCCGCCTCCCTCTCACTCCATCTCTACGGCTGAGCTGTTGGCCGACACAGTCGGCTGAATCGTGGAACACGATTTGGACTCCTTCTGGACGTAGGAGGCGCCAAAAGCGCCAAGAATGACAAGGATGATCAGGGTATAAAGCCTGGTCTCCATCATCACTCCTTAGATCACCACGCGGCTTCCCGCTTGGTGATCGCGTCCGAGAAGTATGTGGTCGCCGTGAAATTCTTCACGTAGGCCACGATGTCCTTCAGCTCTTGCTGAGTTGCCCGGGTCGTAGCCCAGACCTCGACGACACCGATGGTGTCGTACGCCTTCGTCACGGGGGGAACAACCCCCGCGTCGTTGGTACCAACCGTCTCCGGAGTGGGGACGGTGATCACGTACCGGAACTTCTCGACTCGGTTGCCGTTAGGCTCCGAGTGTTGCTCCACGAGCGACAGGTAGACCTCGGCGTTAGCCGGGGACTGATCCCGCCACGTGGCAATATCGAGACCGTTCTGGTTCTTCTTCGCACCCTTCGGCGCGAACGTGTGAGCCACGGGAGTGGCTTGCCCATCGTTGAG